TGGCTGACAAGAAGAAATCAGTGTCGCTATCCGTTGGCAGAGGCGAGAAACTGCCTGTGTCAAAGGGTGCGGGCCTGACAGCCGCTGGCAGAGCCAAGTATAATGCTGCAACAGGCAGCAATCTAAAGGCGCCTGCGCCCAGCCCGAAGACAAAAGCTGACGCAGGACGCAAAGCGTCATTCTGCGCGCGCATGGGTGCCGTAGCTGCTAAGGCTAAAGACGGCGAACGTGCCAAAGCTAGTTTGAAAAGGTGGAAATGCCCATGAAACCCGGACTGTACGCAAACATCAACGCCAAAAAAGCCCGCATAGCTGCTGGCTCTGGCGAGAAAATGCGTAAACCGGGTGCTAAAGGCGCACCTACAGCAAAAGATTTCAAAGAAAGCGCCAAGACGGCCAAGCCAACTAAGAAGGGTAAGTAAATGCCAGCCAATAAATATACGCGTGCGTTGTACAAAACCGGCACTGTAGCTTCTGAGAAGGCTGCCATTGCTAACCGCGACCCAGCCCGCAAGGCTGCTGCCGAGAAGGTTTTGTCGCGCGAAGGCACAACAAGCCCAGCGGGCGGACGCGCAGTTAAGATGCCACCCAAACCTACCGCGCCAAAAATGCAAAAAACCATCAGCATGACTACAAACATGAAGTCTTCGCCAATGGGTAAAAAGCGTTAATCATGCCCCTTACTAAGTCACCCAGCAAAGCTGCGTTCCGCAAGAACATCAAAGCAGAAGTAAATGCGGGTAAACCTGTGAAACAAGCCGTCGCTATCGCCTACAGCGTGAAGCGCGCCGCCAGCAAAGGCAAGAAATAGTTTATGGCCGACCCCACAGGCATTGAAGCGGCAGGAAAAGTTGCCAACGTAGGATCGAACGCGCCTAAGACAACGCGCGACGATCACGATAAGATGGCTACCATGCGTAGCCGTCTTACGATGGCGCAGGCTGCGTATTCAGACAGTCGTGAGGACGAACTAGACGATCTACGCTTTATGGCCGGCAGCCCTGACAACCAGTGGCAGTGGCCTGCTGACGTGTTGTCAACACGCGGAAGCGTACAAGGACAATCTATCAACGCACGTCCATGCTTGACAATCAACAAATTGCCGCAGCACGTCCGTCAGGTAACCAACGAACAGCGTCAAAACCGGCCAAACGGTAAGGTCATCCCTGCGGATGACAACGCTGACGTACAGGTCGCTGAGATTTTCAACGGTGTGGTCCGCCACATTGAGTATATGTCAGATGCCGACGTTGCGTATGACACAGCCTGCGACAACCAAGTCACTTACGGCGAAGGTTACATCCGCCTGCTGACTGAGTATTGCAACGACGATACGTTTGACCAAGACATCAAGATTGGCCGTGTCCGTAACGCATTTAGCGTTTACATGGACCCAACGATCCAAGACCCATGCGGCTCAGACGCCGAGTGGTGCTTTATCACCGAAGATATACTAAAGTCAGAATATGAGCGTTTGTTCCCTGACGCGACGCCAATCAGCACATTATATAGCCAAGGCGTTGGCGATCAGGGCATTTCGTCGTGGCTGCAAGAAGATACGATCCGCATTGCGGAGTATTTTTACAACGTTTACGACGCTGAAACGCTACATTTGTACCCAAATAACCAGACTGCCAAGGCTAATTCACCAGAAGACAAGCAGCTTAAAGAAATGTACGGCAAACCGCTTCGCACACGCAAAGTAGACCGAAAAAAAGTCATGTGGATGAAGACCAATGGCTTTGACATTCTTGATGAGCGCGAATGGTCAGGCAAATATATCCCTGTCGTGCGCGTAATCGGCAACGAATGGGAAGTTGACGGCCAAATATACATCTCTGGGCTTGTGCGTAACGCCAAAGACGCCCAGCGTATGTACAACTATTGGACCAGCCAAGAGGCAGAAATGCTTGCATTGGCCCCTAAAGCGCCATTTATCGGTTACGGCGGCCAGTTTGAAGGCTACGAAAACCAGTGGAAGACTGCCAACACGACCAACTGGCCGTATTTGGAAGTTAACCCAGACGTTACAGACGGCGCTGGAGGCGTTCTCCCGCTGCCTATGCGTGCACAGCCACCTTTGCCCCAAACAGGTCTGATACAGGCTAAAATGGGCGCTGGAGAGGACATCAAGGCCACAACCGGCCAGTATGATGCGTCGCTGGGCCAGCAAGGCAACGAGCGGTCTGCAAAAGCTATCGTCGCACGCGAAAAGCAGGGCGATGTTGGCACGTATCACTACGTTGACAACCTTGCGCGGGCAATTCGCTACATCACACGCCAGATCGTCGATATGATTCCTAAAATTTACGACACACAGCGCATTGCACGCATCATTGGTGCTGATGGCGAAGTCAGCATGGTCAAAATGGACCCAGCGCAGGAAGAAGCTGTACGCGAAGTACGCGACCAAGAAACTGGCGGTCTGATCGAAAAGATATACAACCCCGGCGTTGGTACATACGACGTTATGGTCACTACTGGCCCCGGCTACATGACCAAGCGTCAAGAAGCACTCGACGCTATGAGCCAGATTCTGCAATCCAACCCACAACTTTGGGCTGTTGCAGGCGATCTGTTCATTAAGAACATGGATTGGCCCGGCGCGCAGGAAATGGCAGAGCGGTTCAAGAAAATCCTTGATCCTAAAGTACTTGCTACAGACGATCAGTCACCTGAAATGGTCGCTGCACAGCAGCAAATGGAAGTTATGGGCCAAGAACTCAACCGCATGGTCGATATTATTGAAGGTGTTCAGGCTGACGTTGCGAAGCGTGAAGTAGACATCAAGGAATACAAGGCACAGGTAGACGCTTACGACGCGGAAACAAAACGTATCAGCGCGATGCAAGCAGGGATGACAGAAGAGCAAATTCAGGATATTGTCATGGGAACGATTGCTGGCGCGCTAGACACAGGTGATTTGATTAGTGGATCGCCTGAAATGCGTGAGCAACCTGACATGACCGAAGAAATGCCTCCGCAACAACCAATGCCAGAAATGGGCGGTATGCCTGAGATGCCACCTGAAGGAATGATGGAATGACCGTAAGCCTCAAACATACCTTTCAGTCAGCTAAAACTGACAGCCTTGACGCAACACTTGTTCAGCCGTCTAACTGGAACCAAGAACACGTATTGACAGCGGCTGCCGGTAAAGTTCTTGGCCGCGATACGTCCGGCAACGGTGTAGTCCAAGAGCTACCAATTTCTGTATCGCCTGCGGGCGATGTTACCGTACCTAACAACTTTGCCGTTACAGGTACTGTGACGCTTACCAACGCACTTACTGTTCCAAACGGCGGCACAGGCGCAGCTACGCTGACAGCTAACAGCGTCCTAATCGGCAATGGCACGTCGGCTGTGACTGCTGTCGCGCCGGGTGCAGTGGGCAACACCCTAACCAGCGATGGGACAACATGGACTTCGGCAGCAGCCGCACCAAGCGCGGTTCAATACCCGCAGAATAGCCAATCGGCAGATTACACGCTGATAATAACTGATGCGGGCAAGCAGATATTCCACCCTGTATCCGACGTTGCTTTTCGCACTTACACAATTCCTGCAAACGCCAGTGTAGCCTTTCCTATTGGCACGGTTGTCTTGTTTACTGTTGAAAACAGTGCAGTAGCGGTTACTGTTGCTATTACAAGCGACACGCTGGTGTTCGGCGCGGGGACAACCGGCTCAGTGGTTGTCCCACCCAACAACACGCTTATGGCTATCAAGGTCACTGCTACAAAGTGGATGGCAAATTACTTGTACCAAACGGGTTCTGCGGGCCAAATCGTGCAGTCTATCGCTGTAGCGCACATTACAACCCCTTTCATTACCGCTTACCCGTGGAGCGGGTCCAGTTTTGGTACTAAGTTCACCAATCCAGCTACGCTGCCTGCGAACGATGGCCTAGGTGTAGCCTTTAACCCAACGGGCAATGCTATTGCTATAGCGCACAGCACAACGCCTTTTGTGTCCGCATACCCGTGGAGCGGTTCTGGTTTTGGCACTAAATACACTAATCCAGCAACGCTACCTCCGAACAATTGCAACGGTGTAGCCTTTAACCCAACGGGGAACGCTATTGCAGTAGCGCACGACACCACACCCTTCGTCAGCGCCTACTCATGGTCTAGCAGCGGATTTGGGACTAAGTTTGCTAACCCTGCTACATTACCCACCGCCACGGGTAATGCCGTAACCTTCACTCCTGCTAACGACGCAATTGCTGTAGCCTACAGTAATTCGCCCAATATCAACGTTTACCCGTGGTCTGGCAGCGGATTTGGAACTAAGTTTGCTAACCCCGCCACGTTGCCTAGTAACGACGGCAAATGCGTAGCTTTCAACCCCTCTAGTACCGCGATTGCTGTAGGGCACTCTTTTGGGTCTTACCTTTCCGTATACGCGTGGTCTGGTTCTGGCTTTGGAACTAAGTTTGCCGATCCTGCTACGCTTCCGGGTGGAAATGCCAGTTTTGGTGTAGCCTTTAGCCCTGCTGGCAACGCCATTGCTGTAGCTAGCGACGGCACACCTTTTATCCAAGCATACCCGTGGTCTGGCGCGGGTTTTGGTACTAAATTCACTAATCCTGCCACACTACCTACGGGCGAAGGCCGCAGCGTAGCTTTCAGCAATCCCGGCGATGCTATCGCTGTAGGGCACGTTACATCACCCCGCATTACGGCCTACCCGTGGAGCGGTTCTGGTTTCGGTACTAAGTACAGCAATCCAGCTACGCTGCCTACGGGCGATGGCCGCGGCGTAGCCTTTACAACTGGCGCATAAGAAAAGAACACTAAATGAATTACACACAACTTAATGACGATTACAAATACGACACCCTTGCGGACGCGATGTACGCCCGTGAGGTCGAGTATTTTCATTACAATTTTGACCGCAAAAACTTTGAACATTTGCTGGCAAACGCCACAGACAATGAGTTTGCCGCAAACGTAGCAGAACGGCTAAACACCACACGCAAAGAAATGGGTAATGTAATGCTTATTATATCTGCGCTCAAGTCGCAGATTGAAGATCAAGCCGCATACGACGCGGCTGTTGTACGTGTAACGGCTAAACGCAAGGCAAAGGAAGCTGAAGGATGAACCTATATTACGTCCAAGCCAACGGCGATACGTTCGTCAGACACATCCATGATGTTGAGCCTACGCGCTGGGACGAGGATAATTTCTGCCGTGTGGTCAACCTGACACCTGAGCAATTCGTACATTTTGGCGTCCATCAGCTAAAACTGGTCGAGTTGCCTTACTATGACCCCGCCACGCAGCAACGCGAACACGGCCCAGCACTACTGATTGACGGTGTTTGGACACAGAACTACATCGTGTCGGACCTTAGCGCAGACGCATCAGCCGCAAAGGTTGGCGCACAATGGAATGTTATCCGCGCAGAGCGTAACAAGCTGCTGGTTGAATCCGATTGGACGCAGCTACCTGACGCTTCGGCTGACGCTTCTGTATGGGCTACATACCGCCAAGCCTTGCGCGACATAACTACGCAAGCTAACCCGTTTGCTATCGTCTGGCCCGAAAGTCCATCATCATGAAATGCGCTGACTTTGTAGGTACTCTGTTTCTCGCGCGCGATGTAGCCCATTCGACGCACCTGAACACACGCAGCTTTGCCAAGCATTCCGCCCTAAACACTTTCTACGATGAAGTGATCGACTTGGCAGACAAGTTTGCGGAAGCCTATCAAGGAAAATACGGCCTAATTGGCCCTATTTCGCTTATGTCGGCTAAAAAGACAAACAACATTGTCGCGTTTCTTGAAGGTCAGGTAGACGAACTTGAGGAAATGCGGTATAAAGTCGTTGATAAGGATTGCACTCCAATCCAAAACATTATCGACGAGATTTTTGGGTTGTATTATTCAACCTTGTACAAATTGAAATTTTTGGCTTAGGATAATACATATGGCTGCTACTTTTGTATCTTTGAGTGCTACCGCACAAGTCAAGGTTGGTCTTGGTAAACTGAAGGGTATTTTTGTATCTTCAGGTACCGTTCCAACTGTCGCTGTTTACGACAGCGCGACGGCATCCACCAGCGATCCAGTTATATTAAACACTTTTACGTCAGCCACTCCCGGACTCTATACGTTCACCGGCGACGATGGCGGCGTAGGTTTTAGCAAGGGTTTGTATGTCGTTCTTGGCGGCACAACACCCAAGGCAAGCATTTTTTACGAGTAAACCTTACTCAGAAAACCGTACTGGTGCGGCACATCAGGAACTCCATAGGAGTTAAACATGGACGAAACAGTCCCCAACGTAGCGGATGCCTCCGCGCCAGAACTCGAAGCCACGGCAGCAATCGAGCCTGTAGAAAACACGACGCCGGAAACGCCTGCTGAACAGGAAGCAAATAAGTCCTTCACACAAGAAGAACTTGACGCAATTGTTGGCAAGCGCCTCGCAAGAGAACAGCGCAAATGGGAGCGCGAACAGGCTCAAAGAGCAGAGGAAGTACAGGCCCGCCAACAAGCTGGCTATGATATTACTCCTGATCAATTTGAGACTTATGAGGATTACGCAGAGGTTTTGGCCGAACGTAAAGCTGAAGAATTGCTGGCACGGCGAGATACTGCCCGTCAGCAAGCTGAAATGCAGGATGCCTACCATGATCTAGAAGAGGCGGCGCGGGACAAATATGATGACTTTGAACAAGTCGCATACAACCCCAACCTACCGATTACCGATTTCATGGCGCAAAGCATCCAAGCGTCAGACGCAGGCCCAGACGTTCTATATTATCTCGGCTCTAATCCGAAAGAAGCTGATCGTATTGCCCGTCTAGCGCCAATTTTGCAGGCAAAAGAAATTGGAAAACTTGAGGCTTCATTGTCCTCAAATCCGCCGGTTAAAAGAACTTCAAACGCCCCGGCTCCGATTGCGCCTGTCACAGCACGTTCTACTGGGTCAAACCAGTTTGACACCACCGACCCTCGTTCGACTAAGTCGATGAGTACGTCGGAATGGATCGAAGCAGAACGTATGCGGCAGATCAAGAAGTACGAGGCACAACGCAACAGATAATTTGGGATTATTACCATGTCTAACTCGATTTTAACAATTGATATGATCACGCGGAAGGCTCTAGAAATTCTAGAGAATAACCTTGTGCTGACACGTAACGTAAACCGCCAGTACGACGATAGCTTTGCTGTCGAAGGTGCTAAAATTGGCTCAACCCTGCGTATCCGTCTTCCAGACCGTGCGCTTGTAACTGACGGCGCAGCCCTTCAGGTACAGGATGACAACGAGCAGTTCACAACACTGCAAGTTTCCACCCAGAAGCACATCGGCGTCAACTTCACGACTGCTGAATTGACGATGCAGCTTGACGATTTCGCAGACCGCGTTCTCAAGCCACGTATCTCGCAGCTTGCTGCCAGCATCGACGCTGACGTTGCTAACTCGTTCTTGACCATCGGTAACACTGTTGGCACGCCCGGCACTACGCCAGCTACTTCGGCTGTTCTTCTTGCTGCACAGCAGAAGCTCAACGAAAACGCTGCTGTAATGTCGCCACGCTATGCGACTGTTAACCCAGCCGCCAACGCTGGTTTGGTCGAAGGTCTGAAGGGTCTATTCAACCCAACCGACACGATCAGCAAGCAGTTCAAGAATGGCATGATGGGTACAGGCGTACTTGGCTACGACGAAATCAATATGTCGCAGTCCATCAAGCAGTTCACCACTGGTTCGCGTACTGCAACTGGCGGCACGACTTCGGCTGCAATCACTACTGAAGGTGCAACCACCATCGCCATCACTGGTGCTGGTGCAGCCGGCGTAGTCAAGGCAGGCGACGTTTTCACTGTAGCTGACTGCTTCCAAGTTAACCCACAAACCCGTGAAAGCACTGGCTCGTTGTTCCAGTTCGTTGCGTTGGCTGATGTCACACTCAGCGGCGCTGGCGCAGGTAACGTAACTGTTGCACCGATCTACTCGGCTGCACAGGCACTTGCCACTGTCAACACGCTGCCCGGCAACTCCAAGGCGATCATCTTTGTTGGTACGGCTTCTACGCAATACGCGCAGAACCTTGTATACCACAAGGACGCTATCACCTTCGCAACCGCCGACCTTCTGCTCCCACAGGGCGTAGATATGGCTTCGCGTCAGGTACACAACGGCATCAGCTTGCGCGTTGTTCGTCAGTACGACATCAACAACGACCGTCTGCCTTGCCGTATTGACGTTCTGTACGGTTACAGCACGATCCGTCCGCAGATGGCTGTCCGGATGTGGGGTTAATCTAATACCGGCCCTCGGTTCGCCGGGGGCCAATTATTCTAAAGGATTTTTACTATGCCTACTTTACCTAATGGCGCTGGCGGTTACCAAGTTGGTGACGGCAATCTCGGCGAAATCACTTTTGGTGTTTCATCTATCCCGACTGCACTTACCGCAGCGGC